ATATTGTTTCTTTTGTACTTTTTATCAGTAACATTAAAGCTTTCAGTAGTCTTTTTAAAGAAATATATGTCTTGATATGCTCCTAACTTGTTTACAAAGCTTACTTTATAGGGTGTGAATTTAGCTTCGCATACATTATTAACAGTAACAGTCTTTAAAAGTGTAGAATCATCAGTAGCATATACTTGAACTGTATTTGTATTAGCTGGTATTGTTATGTATTGTATCTTTTGGTTGCTGTTTCCGCTGTCAGTTATTTGAGTAGTAGTAGAATCTATTATAATTTTACCTACACCCTCTGCAAATATTGGAAGCTTGCCTGCAGTACCCTCTGGTAAATACATATTTAAACTAGTCTGTAATAGGTCAGTACTTAATTGAGGATTAATTTCTTCTTCAAAATGTCCGTACCCATCAAAAGCTAAGTAATTAAATATTTGTGTTCCATTAGATGCATAGATTTCATTTGTTTCTGAATCGTAAAAGTCTACAACAGCTGAAACCCATTTAGTAGCACATACATAATCATTGTTAAAATCGTTGCTTAAAAAATCTTTTACTAATTGAGCAATCTCTACAACTATATTATCTTGACTAGAAATCCTATCCTTTTCAATTTGATACTTTAAATCAGAAGAAGTATAAGAACCCGAAGTTCCTGTATATACATATAATTTTAAACCTATTTTTTTTAGTGCCATATCTTATTTATTATTTTATGCTACTCTTGCTCCTGCTCCATCTCCACCACCAGAGCAATTCCATTGGACTACTTCTTGTACAGTTCCGTAATCATCTATCTTTAACATATAAAAAGTGCTGTAATTAGAAATAAATTCAGCAGTACTTCCATAAGATTCTCCAAATACATAATATTTATTTCCCCCTCTAAATGGAGATAATCTATAACAAACTGTATTTCCTACTGTTGATTTTAAATCTTCAAAAGAAGCTACTGTACTTGAAAGCCTTGCAAGCCCACCAACTCCATAGCTTGTAGAAATTCCACCATTACAAAAGTCTTCTGGTCTATCAAGCCCTGAATTTAAGCCTCCAAAACCAAATTGAGTTGTACCGCAATCTATTATAGTTGCTGGTTGTGTTACGTTTACATCACAAGTTATATTGCTTCCACCAGAATTTATATAACCAGATGATGGAGGCGTTATTGTAAAAGTTATAGTTCTTATTGTATTTACTGAAACTTCTGCAAAGCTTTGAGGCGTCCAACTCACTAAAGTTCCTGCGCCTAAAGTTGGTGCTGCTATATTACCTTGTTCAGAAATAAACGTATTAGATATTTGAGCTTCTGCGCAATCAAAAGTAGGGTCTACTTGTGTAGCAGGTTGTGAGTAAACTACATCACAATCAAAAGTTCCTGAATTAGAAAAACCGTTTGGTATATTGAATCTATATGTTATTGTTTTATTTACTGCTGAACCTGTATTGTTTGCTCCTGCATTTAAAGAAGATGTTATATCAGTTCCTAAGTAGAGTAATGCATTTAAAGTTCCTAAAGTGTGAGTTCCTTTATTTACCGTTCCATCTTGCTCTATATTACCCCCAACTATATTAGCGTCAGTACAATCATAAGCACCACAATTTGCAGAAGCAAAAGTAAATGAGTTAGATATTGCTGTACAGTTATCTGAAGACTGTCTTGCTGTTACTATAAAAGTAGCAAGTTGACAATCTGTATTAGTTGAAAGCGTTAGTGTTTGACTAGGTGCAGTTCCAGTTAATACAGCACTTATTGCTGTCCCTTCTGGCGAAGCAGTAACTACATAGGAACTAATGTCTGCACCACTACCAGAAGTAAAGTAAGTTGCTAAGTTTATAGCTGTACTTGCTAAACCGCTTGTGTTAGGAATAGTTCCTGCAAAGGTTGGGCAATTATTATTTAGGCTTGGGTTTTCGTTTGCTGCTTGCGTAGGCTGGTCAAAGGTTTGAACACAATCTATAGTTGCATCATTTACATTTGTATAACCTACTGGTATTGCTATTGTATAAGTAACGCTTCTTGATATTGAGCTACCTGTTGTATTAACTGGGAACTCGGTTGCTGTTTGGTCTACTATGTTTCCTGCTAATAATAGTGGATTGGTTACAAAGCCTGAACTAGCTACAGCAAAGTTTGAAAGTCCAGCAGTTGTACAGGTAAAAGTGCCTAGTGTTTGTACTGGTGCTGTTAAGTCTAAAAAGAATGGACTCCTTACGTTTGTTTTTGTACTCATTATTTTTCTGCTTTAATTGTATATTTCAAATAGTCTTCTACATCTAATCCGTATGCTTCCAAGACCTCATCTGGTAGTTTCTTAAATCCTTGTTCAAATGGTTTAGTAAAAAATAAGCTAGGCTTAATACCTCTAGAATAAATATTGTTTGCTATTACATAGGCTAAAGACTTATAGCTACCTTTTGCATATTTTCCTCCTTTGTCTCTAAATCTTACGTTCTTTCTTTTTGCCCATTTTTCTAAGCCACTTACAAACTGTCCCCATTTACCACGTGCTGTACCTGAACCAAATCTGTAAGGGGAGTTAGGTGCTTGCTGTCCTTTTATCTTTGAGTTAGGAGAAACCTTGCTAGGGTCTTTACCCTTAACACCTAAATCTTGAAATGTACCATATCCTAAATCCCAGCTTAAAGAGATTCTTTTAGGGTTTACCTTTAAAACACCATCCAGCTTCTTATAAAGTCCTTTAGAGTCGTTCATTTTAAGCTTAGTCAGTCTGCTCCTTGCCTGTTGTGCAACAAACTTCTTAAACTTTAATAACGCTAATTCAGTATTGGTTAACATACGGTCATATCGTTTTGTACTATTACGTCAAAAGTTGCAGCCCATCCTGCTAATTTATTCTCAAAGCGGTCTACAAAAGGTTCACATCCTACAGCTCCTTCAATCTGGAATAGGTCTGTATATAAATCTCCTCTTTGTAGTATAGCTACAACTCTATTAAGGACTTCTAACTGAGTATTTAAAACATCTTGTTCGTTATCATTACCTACAAATATATCTGTAACCTCGTCCTTAGATTCGTCTACTATGTCCATTGCTAGAACACTAATATTAAAAATCATTGTATTGGTTTCTACATTGCAGTTGTTTACTATGATGTGAGATAAAGGGAAGATAGTCTGCTTGTTTAAGTCTACATCGTCTAATGAACCAAAGGAAACTGTATTAACAAAAGGCTCTGCATTAAGTGCATCCTTTATCTTTTTCGTTACGTTATAAAATCCTGTCATCTATTCTTTATTAATTTTGCTTCTAATTGGTTCTTCTCTTTTTCAAATGCTAAATACATTAAGCATTCGTGAAAGTTTAATTTTGTGATATGTTCAAATCGTCTAACATCTCCTTTAGCGAGTCCATAGATTGATTGATACCACCCCCACTTTTTACCAAAGTTTGTAGCTGCTCCGTAGTCAGCTCCTTCGGTATTTCCTGATTCAAATAGTTCAGGGTAGTTTTCAGCAACTCTTCGTTTAAATTCCAAAAAAAAAACATACATCCCATAACAACATCCAATGGTATCTGTTTCATTGTTTCAGCATTGTCTAAACCGCTGTACTCTTCTATCTGGTATCTATCTCCTTTTTTAAATGTAACAGGTCTGTAAAGAACTGTCATAGCCTTGTGCATAGTATCCCAGTCTGTAAAGTTCTCATCGAGATCTACATATTCCCCGAGCGTCATATTATCGAGTACTGGAATTAGCCCGTATTCAATACCTCTATGGGTAAAGGTTGGAATCAAGTCTTGCTTCTTTTCAAAGAGGTTGTTTATGTCGTTAAGTATTTCTTGGACGTAAGTAAACTTTACTTTGGCTATGTCTTGCAGATTAAGACTACAAAATATCTCGACAGTCTTATGCATTAAGAAACTGCTATCTTGGTTTTCTTCTGTATTTAACTTAGTAAACTTCTGATACTGTTCTAAAGTTACTTCAGATAAATTACTAGGTATTTGTATTTCTACTTTCATATATATATACAATAATTTTTAGGTGGAACTGTATAAAATAAAAAGAACTGCATCTCTGCAGCCCTTTAAATAATTCCGTTAAATGGTTTAATATTCTCTTAATAATCTTTCTAGCTTTCTCATCACTCCACTAAAGAAGCAATCACTACAACCAGTAAGTGGTCTGTTCTCATTAAACACCCTGTTAAAGATTTTAAGTAGTGCCTTTTGTTGATCTGGTGTAACTGTCTTTATGTTTGTGTTTTCAGTTAGATAGTTATATTCGTCCTCAGTCAAACAGTTAGGTAAGTGTCTAGGAAATAGATAGTTAAGCATATCTTTACGTTCATCACAACCACAGTCACTCCCAGCAACAAACTTAACAAACTTCTTTATTCCTGTAGTTTCTGTAAACTTTTCTACTTGGTCGCCTAAACCTTTACTTGCTTCAGCGTGATTCTTTTTCCACTCCTTGTAAGCCTTACTTCTTTTGTCTCCTTTAAATTCTGTCATAATCTTCGTTTTTTAAATCGTCCCAATCTTCGTTTAACTTTTCTTTAATATCTTTTTTACAGTTCTTAAGCGTGTTGTAGATACTAACCCAGCTTATACTTGTGTTAGCTGCTATCTTTCTAATACTTAGGTCAGTAGTAGAATACAGCTTAAATAGCTTTCTGTTATACCATGTCCAATCCTGAGAAACTTCGTCCACCAGCAAGCAAAGCCTGTGGTAAGCTTCTTGTTCTTCTAGGTTGGTATCGTCTGCTATTTGCATAGGAAAGTCTTCTATGTCAATACTAATTTTTACTATTTTCTTTTTAGCATTGTAATACTGATAGTACATGCTTCTTAATGTGAAATACATATAGCCTCTACTAACCTTATTGTTCTTTACTATCTTTTCTGGTTTAGCATATCTTATAAGAGTTTCATAGCTTTGCTGTACAATGTCCTCTGCATAATTATACTCGCCAAAACTATTCACTACTTTAATCCATTCATCATGCTGTTTAGCTACAACACTTAACCAGTCTAATCTATTTGTTTGCTTCATTATAATTTTTTACCAGATGTGATACTCTCCTGAATTTGGGTTAGATAATTGATATGATACTGAGTATCTAAGTGCATCTAATAAATGATCATATTTTGCTATGGGTGTTTGACTTTTCTTTTCTAGCCACACGTAGTTTTTAAGTTCATTGATTAGGTTCTTACTATCTGGATCAATGATTAGTTTGTAGTCTTGTATCATTGCAATGCCAAATACAATTGAACCTTGACCTTTAATAGCTGGGACTATGTTACATGATTGTTTAAGTGAGTCTATTAATCTAGGGTCTGCTGAGTCAGCTACAATTAAATCCCTGCCAGCGTGTTTAGCGTTTAACTCTCCTAGCTGAGTTGCTGTTAGTTTGGTTAGATAGAAACATTCTTGAACGTAGATAATCTTGTTCTTTTTATCTATGTTAGTTTTAAGTAGGGTAGAAGGGTCGTTCATTCCAAAATCTTGACCTAGTACAGTTCTACCTATGGTTTGAAACTTTCCAAGTTCCCAGTTCTCATAAATTGCACCCATTAGTCTACCCTGCAAACCACGACCGTAAACATTATACCAATTGAGCCAAAATTTATTACCTGAATCTGCTTTAGCTTTAGCCTTTAGTATTTCTTGTATTGCTGCTTTAGGTGCAGCTTCATTATCTTTGTATGTTAGAATTATCTTTTCTGAATCCCTTGCATCTTCTAGTTCTGTATTAACCCAAAACTCCCCCGTTGGATTAAAATCTAAATAGATAAATTTAGATGTACGTATTGCTAACTGCTGATAAGATTCAAAGTCTACATTGTTACACTCATTTATAAATAAAATATGCCTTCTACTACCTCTTAACTTAGATGGGTTATCACAACTAAAAAATTCAATCCAAGAACCGTTAGAGTAGTTGTATGTCATTGCTGAACGGTTGTAAGCTTCGTCCTTCCAGTTGTTAGTCCATTGCATTATTTTTTTAAAGTCACGAATAACCCCACGCTTTAGATGTGGAACTGATTCTGATACAATGCTTATTTCGCTATTAGGATGCGTTGTAGCGTAGTCAATTAGTAAAGGTAATATGGAGAACGTTTTAGAAGATGAAGTACCACCTTGAACAATCCTAACACGTTTACGTAGTCTCGCTATCTTCGTCTGAGCTGTCGTCCTCAATAACATCTATATCCAGTTTATTAAAAATGGGTTGTTCTGATTGGCTTAATTCCATTGTTTGTTTTACTGCACCGTAAAGGGAATCCATAACCGCCTTGTAAGCTCCTACGTCTCCTTTAAGCCCTTTACTTATCATTGCGAGGGTAAGCATGTCTTCTTGGCTTAACTTCTCTGTAAGACCGTTTATAGGGTTCTTAACATCTTTAGCAGCTTCCATCCATTTCTTAACAATAGTTGCTCTGTTTTTAGAGCCTTTGGGTCGACCTTTGCCTAGCTTGTTCCCTTTTTCAAAAGGTTTTAAGTTGTCTTCTTTTGCCCATGTTTTTTTCATGTTATTTATTTAATTTAAAAAAAGTTTCTTCATCAGGAATCTTAATTTTACCTGAATGATATCCAATCATTTGATTGATGTATTGTCTATGGTTTTCATTGGTAGTGTATTTTAATACAGCTACGTAATAGTCAATCATACTCTCTGATGTAATTATTCTTTTTTCTTTAGTTATCATATATCGTTAAGCATAAATCTATTAGCGGGAAGTAGAGCACGTAGTCTGTACAGTTTCTTTGCTTGTAATGTCTAAAGCCAAATAGAATACCCGGATAAATTCCTATTTCTAATCTCCAATCATTTTCCACAATGCTCACATTTTAATTCGTTCTTATCTGCTCTTTCAGTATCTAGGTCTAAGTCTCCTTCAAATGCAGGAGGTACATTTAAACCCCAATTATTTAAATCAATCAAATCCCAATTGTTAGCTAATGCATCGTAATCCCAATCTCCAAAGTTTGAATTATCTTTTATGATGAATTCGTTTTGCTTTTTAATAGTCCAGCCTTCTGCCACGTCTATCCATATTTCTTTAAGCCCTGCTTCTTGTGCTGCTCTTAGTCTCATGTTGCCCCCTAACACTTGCAGGTCTTCATTGACTACTAAGGGACGCTTCTCTAGCATCTCAGGAAAATCTTTTATTGAGTCTACTAATAGCTGAAACTTTGCATCTTTGATTACTCTAGGATTTTCAGGATGCTTTCTTAGCTTATATATTTTCTCCAGTCTTTTCATTTGAACTGCTTGTTCTTTTGCTTGTAGGTTTCTATTATTTCAATGAGGTAAAACCTATCCCATTTATAACCCGTCTGTTTGCTTAATGATATTTTTTGCTGCAATGCTTGAACTCGATCTAAACCAATACGGCTAATGAGTTCTTGCTGGTATGGAATAAGATTACCAGATAAGAAGTAATTACATTTCTTACATTGACCGTTTACATTGTCTTCGTTAAATCTTGTGATAGGATAATTACCTGCAGAATGAAAGTGACCTGCCTGTAG